CAAGCCTGTTGGACCTGACATAGGTTGAACGCCTGCAATATCGTAAGCGATAAGGTTAGGCATTGCTCTTCTTACTAAACTAATTAAAATAGGATTCCAATTTTGTATAGATGAACCAGTTGCGTTAGTTGGTGCAGCTTCTGATAAAAAAGCAGCGTCTTCTTTTAACGCTTTCTCTTGGTTCTCTAATACCATTGAAGTAACGGCTCTTTTGTAACTATCCTTAACTTCTGGAAGATCAGGATGATCCAAAACGGGCTGCCACTTTGATTGTATTGATTCAGATAAAAACATTTTCTATCTCTCCTTTTTTAGTTTAAACTAAAAACCCTTACTTAATGTATGGGTTCTTTTTTGATTTACTAATTGCAGCAGTGTATGCAGCCATTGATTCAGACAAGTTAACACTTGGCGAACCAGCATTTTGTTCTGCTACTTCATTAGATTCAGTATCACTCGCTTTTGCTTTAGGGTAGTAAGAGTTCTTTAGAGTCTCTACACTTTTTCTAAAACTTTCAGCGTCCTTATATTCAATTCCTTCTGCTAAACCTTTAAGTTTATCAGCTTCAGTTGCAGCCAAGTCAGATGAAACATCTTTGATAATGTCTTCTCTAGTTGATTCTGCAATTTTCTGATTTAACTCAACGTTCTTTTCAATAGATTTGTTATAGTCTTCTTTTAACTTCTCTATTTCAGCAGCTTGAGATTCAATTACATCATACTTCTCTTGTGGAACATTGATGTAATGTGACTCAAATAAAGATTTAAGACCACCGATAAAATCTTCAGTAATCTCATTTCTTAAGCCTTTTTCTATTGCCAATTCGTTTTCTTTCATCCACTCCTCGACAACATAGTTTAGATAAGCATCCACTTTATCAACGATTTCTTCTTTAACTTCAGAAACTTTTTCATTGACTTTAGTTTCATACTCGCCTTCTAAATTCTCAATTTCTTCAACGAGTTTTGCTTTGACAGCAGCTTCAAATACAGTAGCAGCTTTTTGTTTAAACTCCTCTGATAATTCTTCGCCTTCAGTTAAAGCAGCAACATCTTCTTTCATGTCCATGTTTTTAACTTTGTCTTTAGCAGTCATCATTTCTTTTTTAGCTTCTTTTTCTTTATCAGCTACTTCAGAAACTTCTTTTTTCTTCTCGTCTTCTTTATCAGCAACTTCTTTGACTTCTTTTTCTTTGTCTTTTTCAGCTACTTCTTTCATGTCTTTTTCTTTTTCTTTGTCAGCGACTTCTTTTTTCATTTCTTTTTCTTTGTCAGCGACTTCCTTAACATCTTTCTTCTCGTCTTCTTTTTCTTCAGACTTGTCGTTTTTCTTGTCAAGGTATTTTTTAAGACCAGCAGGCATTTCACCTTCTTTCATATCTTCTTTATCTTTAGAAGCTTTCATCATTTCATCTTTTTTCTTTTCATCTTCTTTGTCTGCTACTTCTTTCATATCTTCTTTTTCTTTATCTTTTTTCTCGTCAGCTTCGTTAGCATTACTATAAGTTGTTTTCTTAGGATCTGCTTCAGCTTTTAGAGATTGCATTGCGTCAGCTGGACCTGCACTTTTTTGTTGTGGGTCACCTGTAATGTGGTTAACCCCTTGTGCGAAATCTACTTTTGCGTCAGTCGGTGAAGTGATTGCTTTGTTCATCACTTGCTGTACAGTTGCCTGTAAAGACTTTGCTGGTTCAGCTGGAGCTGCATTTTTCTTTGGCAAATCTGCCACAGTTTTGTCAGCCATTGTTTCTATCTCCTCAATAGTTTACTTGTTAATTATTGCAATAATCACACCACTCCTATCGGAATGTGTTAATTACTATTTATAAAATTACAGCTTTTTAAGAAAAGATTCGAATACTTGAGCGTTCTTTTCTGCCCTTGCCATTCTCTCTTTGCTTTCTGCTTGTAACTTTAATTCGTTTACTTCTTGCTCTTTCAAAATCCCATTATTCCAAACCCATTCTTTGCCTTCCATAATGCCTTCTACAAAAGCGTCTGGAGCACTTGGGTCTGCGACTATATCAGCCGCGGTTGCAAGGTAAAAATCGTCTTTAACTACATTAGCACCACCTACATTTGCAAGTGTGCCCATTCCTCTACTTGAAACACCTAATTTTGCACCCTCGTCAATTAAACTTTTCACTATTTTTCCATATGGGGTTTCTAAAATTCGTGCCTCACCTATAAAATTACTGCCTTCTGGATATAGAGCCTTTATCATGTGCGAAACTCTTTCTAGGTTTACCGTTGGGCCATCAGGATGACCAAGTTCGCCGAATGCTCTGTTTTTATTGATGAACTCTCTATTGTATCTTACAACTTCTTTTTGTAAGATTTCTTTAGGATAGATTCTTCCATTCCTATTTTTTACGTCTGATTGCATGAAAATACCTTTGATAGAATAGTTTTTTTTACCATTCTTTTCTTCTACGATATATTCTGCGTTTGATATTTCTTCGGTTATTAATTTCATTTGTATCTATCTCTAATTTCTCTCTAATATTTATACAAATTGCTATCTAAATACCACTAAAATCGTATAATTATCACCTATTGCAAAATTCTTTGTAGATAATAAAACATCGCCTGTTGGTGTCGTTGCGTTGTTTGTTATCTCATTACCATCAGCACGTAAGTCCCAAAAACCTTGACCAGACAACAAAACTGCCGTTGCATTTTCTGTACCATCCCATATCAATTCTACTGCTGATTTAGGGTTTGCAGTATTAATTGAATAAAAGATTTTTGATATTTTACGATTGCCGTCTTCGGTCATAAAAGTTGTTGCGCTAGCGTCAACTTTTTTAACTAAAGTTTCACCTGTACCGTCAGAAAAATTAGTCATCTTAACGGCAAACTTTACGCCTGTCGTATCTGTTAATGTTTGTGTAGATACCGTGTCAGCCATGTTAGTGTCCTACGCCTACAGCAGTAGCACTTACAGCACCACTAGATGATATTGTATGCTTAGCATGTTTTTCAATAGTGATTTCATCGCCTGCTGTGTGTAACAAAGTTGTACCTAAAGTTGTACTACCATCTTTAACCGTAATAGTATTACTACCTGCAGTAGCAACTATTCTTACAAAGTGTGCTTTACCAATATCATTATCGGATAAAGTACCTGCAACAGCTGATCCTTTTAGTATAAATGTTCCCATTTCTATCTCCTTAAAATTGTTAACGTTTCTTTATCAAAATACGTCATTAAATCTTGTTTACTTACACCAAATTGTTTTGCAGCTGTATTGACGTTTTTTTCAAAGTTTGATATTACATCTGCGTCTTTGTCAGCAGCTCTGAATATCATATCTACAGCACGCTTCATTTTAGGCGTAAGTTTATTGTATTGCCTAGTACGTTTGTAATCGTTGCCTTCAGTTATATTATCTTTAATAAAATTACTGAGCCACTTCATCACTTGCTACCTCTGGTGCAGGAGTTTCAGCACTTATATCATTACCACTAAACACATTCGCTTCTGGAGCGTCTGCGCCTTGTTGTCCTGTAAATACTGATCTTGCCACATCAACTTTAGCGTCATCTAAGGCTGCACTAACTTTATCTGCAAGAGCATTTTTTATATCTTCTCCTGCCTGTTTAGCGTCACCTTGTTGTAGTGAATTAACAAACTTGTTTAAATTTTCTTTACTCATAATATTATTTATCTCCTATTACTTTTTTTCTTTAGTAGTTTCAGATTTTTTTTCTTTGTTAGGATTCTTTGTTAAAATTTCAGATATTACTTCTTCTTTAACTTCTTCCTTAGGTGCTTCTGCCTTCTTTGGTTTGTAAGGAACGCCACCAGCACCATATCTAATTACTTCTTCAGACATATTATTCTCCTTTACTTTTCTGTACTTTTGTATTTGTCCCTAGCTTTATCTTCAGCATCCTTAAAGTCTTTTCTATCTGCCTTTGCTGTAGCTGTAGCTGCCGCTGGGGCTTCGCCGTTTGGTTTCTTTTTAGTAGGTTCTAATTCACCAGGTTGGTTACCCATTGGTAACTCGTCTGAACCTTCTTCTTCAATTTGCTTATCAATTTCTTCAATTTCTGTTTCATTTTGTTTTAATATCTTGGTTCTTATATACTCGTTAGAGAAATATTTACCAACATATCCTTCTAGTTGTTGAGCGAGCATAACTCTTTCT